AGGAGTTTAAATTGCTTGGTATAACCGCCATATCACAATCACCGATAGCCTCTCTTGGAGGAACTAATGTAAATGTAGCTGTAACAGGTTCACAACTTACAACGTCTATTGGTGCATCCTCGACTCAAGCAGATGCCATTGTTAGCCCTACTGGAATTCAATTAACAGGAACTATAAATTCTGTAACAGTTGATTTAAATACACCTGTAAATGTAACGGGATCTCAGCTTACTTTTGGTTTCGGTGAAGAGACAGTTACAGGGGACGCTAACGTAAGTGTAACAGGTTCTCAAGCCAACTTTACTATTGGAACCTTTTCTATAAGTGCAAATGGTAATGTAAGCGTGGTTGTTACTGAACATGATTTGACAACGGCTACAGGATCAGTGACCACGACTGCAGATGCAAATGTAAGTGTCACAGGAATACAAGGAACACTAGCTTTAGGTGAAGAAACAATTGATGTGAATACTCCAGTAGATGTAACAGGTATCTCTGCTACAATGTCTATTGGAACTGCAGTGCTTGTGCCAAGTGTAGAAGTTGCTGTAATTGGTATGGAATTAACAACTGCAGTTAATGGACCTTTAATTACTGCTTGGTCAAACGTGGATCCAGATGTAACAAATACTTGGACAGAAGTAACTAAAGGTGTTTCTAACACTTGGACTGAGGTTGATATAGCAGCTTAGAAAGGATATAATACCGCCATGGCATCAACATTTTCTTCAGATTTGAAACTTGAACTTATGGCTACCGGTGAAAACGCTGGTACATGGGGGACAAAAACAAATACAAATCTTAATTTAATTCAACAAGCAATTGCTGGATTTGAACAAATAACTATTTCAAGTGGTTCTACAACAGCTTTAGTTATGAGTAATGCAGCTATTTCTACTGCAAGAAATATGATTATAAAATTTGCAACAGTTACACTTTCAGGTGCAACCACAGTTACTATACCAGATTCAATAGAAAAATTTTATATATTTGATTGCACAGCTGTAACGGGACCAACCAACCTTACAATCAAAACAGCTTCTGGGACTGGATTTACTTTAGATGCTGCTAAAATTTATGCAGCTTATTCTGATGGTACTAATTTAAACGAAGTATCACTAGATACTTTAGGAGGTACAATTGGAACTGCACAAATTGCTGATGATGCAGTAGACAACGATAAAGTTGCAGCGGATGCAATTCAATCCACACAACTTGCAGACAATGCTGTAGTCACATCTAAAATTTCTAACGTCAACGTGACCACGGCCAAAATAGCCGACAATGCAGTTACGGCAGCCAAGCTTGAAAGAAAATTTACAATAAGCACATCTTCTCCATCAGGTGGTAATGATGGTGATATTTGGTTTAAATATTCAACATAGGAATTTAAATGGCTAATACTTACGGTAAAGTTTCAGGAACTTTCCAAGAGGCAGATCAAGTATATGCAAAAGTATCTGGAACATGGGAAGAAGTAGATGAAGTTTATGCTAAAGATTCAGGTACATGGCGTTTAGTATTTAGTGCATTTGAAGCGACTTCTTATGTTACATTATCTTCAGGTTCAGGAACATTTACAGTTCCTGATCAAGCAAATGCAATTCACATTCAAGCTGCTGTGGGTGGTGGAGGCGGTGCTGCAGGTGGAGTAAGTTACGATAAAGCAGGTGGAGAATCTGCAGGAGCTGGAGGTGGTTCTGGAGCTTACGTATCAGATAAAATTTTTTCAGTTACTGCTGGTGAAACTATGACTTATTCAATAGGATCTGGTGGAGCAGGAGGAAACCAAACTGCAAACTTTGGTCATCCAAAAACAGCTGATGCAGGAACTAATACTACATTATCTGGGTCATCAGCTGGGTCTATATTTACACTTGGTGCTGGAGGTGGATCTTCAGGTACAGGCGGAGGAGTACAAGGGCCATTAAGAACTAATACAGCAGGGACTGCAGGATCAGCAACGATTGGAGGCACTGTAATTACTTCAGGTAATTTTAGAGATAGTGATGGTACAACAAAAGCTGTTACTACAAACACATCAGGACCAGTAGGTTCATTTAATCAATCAGGTAATGGTGCTGCGGGAGATTTGTCAGGATCTGGAAACTGTAGTGGAGATAATTGTAGAATTAATGGTTTTGATGGTGGAGATTCTTATGCGGGTAATATAGCAGGTGGTTCTGGAGGCTCATCTTCAGGTTCTGGAACAAACGGATCTGCAGGAACACGAGGATCTGGAGGCGGAGGTGGTGCTGCTCAAACAAATAGCGGTAATACAAATGGTGCTGTTGGTGGTAATGGTGAAATTAAATATAGATTTTTAAAAGTTAGCTAGTATAGTGCCTTTATGGCAAACATCACTAAATGGTTTGGTTATCCAATTTATATTACTTCTATTAAAAACTTTGAGGATATTAATAAAAAGATAATACCAATTATATCTAAAAATATTACAGCAACTAATTCTCAATATTCACAAACCACGGATATAAAACCAAAAGAATTACAATCCATAGACGATAATCTTCATCTAGATAAAAGATTTCATGAATTATTTAAAGAAATTGAAAATGGAATAAAAGGTGCTTTATTAATGCAGAATTATCAAATGGATTTATTAGAAGCTTACATAACTAAATCGTGGGCAACCTTTTCTACAAAAGATCAATTTATTTCATATCATAGACACATGAGCAGCCATTATTCTTTTGTTTATTATCCTCAAGCAGATGATCAAGGTAATTTATTTTTCTTAGACGATGAAGCACACAAAGTAGGTTTGAACGTACCTAAAAGAGAACCTTA